GGTTATGATGCAAAGTCGTCATCCATGCATATGCATTACAACGATGGTGGAAATTCGGATTACCGAGCAAAGGTGGAGGAGTCCTTGGCTGACATCAAGAAGGAAGCCAACGCAGGGCAACTCGGACTGATTGAGGAAATCGCGGGGAAGATTGAGCAACTCTATGCCCGCCTATGAGGTGGGGATATGTCGGATCAAGTCAGACTCAGAACCGATGTGGTTCTCTCTTGCATAATCGGCAAGATGCCGCCACTACCCGATTACCTCAAAGCGATTGATGGCATGACGCTGACGAAGCAGGACATGGCCGCTCTAGCCATGGCTGCTCCTCCACCTCCCTATTCGTTCAAGGATCTTGAGGCCCCCATGGCTCCATCCCAGATGGTAATCCCCGATCACAAGGATTACTTGGCAGGGCATACCAAGATAAACACATCATATGCTACTGACTGGCCCCTTGCTGGTGATGACAATCGCTTTGGGGAGCATCACCCATTCGGTTCTAACTCCAATTGCTGTCCTCTCTTGCACGGAGTTCAATGGGGGGAACCACATTACGTTCAGCATCTGTTCGATTTCCTGACTCATTATGCAGAGCAACACGCGGAAACCGAGAGGAGGAATAGGCACGACCCTGAGAATGCCAAGGTATTCGGCAATCCTCAGAAGTCGATAAAGGCCATGCGTGACCGTTCTCTAGCGACATCAGGGATGGAAGAGGAAGAATGGGAGCAGATGAAGAGAGAGCATCTAACCAGTAATTTCGGTTTGCTTCCATACTTGTTCGGCCTTGAGTGGAACAAGGAGGAAGAGATCGACAGATTCGTTGAGACTCTAGCCAAGTTGAGTCAGACCGAGGATATGGAATCCCCCGATGCGCGGAAACTCATGAATGACTGTCAGACGAAATGTGGCATAACGTGGGACAGGGCCTTGAGAAATTGGAGGGATAGATTCACTCCTCTCAATGCATGGTGGCAGAGGCCAAGCGATCGAAGCGGCCCGACTTCCTCCGGGGAGGATATGTTTCATTCACCATACATAGGGGATGAACCCGGACACAACTACCATTGGTGGGAGCCGTTTCAGTATTGGGGGGGAGTGGGCAGGGACTCGGCTTCATTGAACTCCATGTTCTCTCAGACGTATCCTCGTATATTCAACGAAGGGTGGTTGGGTTCGTTCCTAACTGATGCCGTTCCCGTTGAGGGGCCGCATATGCTGAGTGGCTCTCACTTCCCTATGTCATCGAACACAGCCCCTGAACACGCTCATGCTCACACCTCCTCATCCATGCCCGAAGGAATCGACTTTGAGCGGAGGAGGGCAAATTGGAGCCATGCGGCAAACCACCATCATCTCTCCCCAGACCAGATAGAGGGACAAGGCAGTAGGATGATTATACCGTCTTCCGCTTTCAAATTCAGTCAATTGGGTAATGCAATCATGACCACATCCGATCTCAATAAGCCACGAGCGGGCGGTTCCAGAGAGGAACACCCTAATTCCAATGATGACTATTATGACCTCCATAACCGTCATGCCGGGAATACCGATGATGCCTTGGCATCTGTCATGATGGATATGGCTTCTGAAGTCTCAAGTCAGTTTGGCCCACACCATCTCAAAGCAGCAGGGGGGGACATGAATGCGAACACCTTGGCACGAGGCAACATACAGCAATTGGCTCAAGCAGCCAACTTTTCACTAATGCGAGGCAATCCTCATTCCCATAGTTATTCGCTACCAGACTACTCAAGTGGCATGAAGTCGATGAAGAGAGGTTCCTTTGGCCCGGTCAATCCAATGTCCGAATCAGTAGCAGCACCGATATTCAATAGTGGAAATACTGATGCATGGGGTCATGAGGGGAATGCCACCCTCGGATGGAAATGGGACAATGATGCTGGCAAGGTCGTTTTCGATGTCAAGGACACACCATTCAAAACCATGCAAAGAACCGTTCATGAGGGATTGGTTTCGGCGGTCGATCCATCATGGAGGAACAAGAAAGTCATGCCTTCAAATTCTTCCGCAGGTATATTCGCATCCAATGAATCGACATTTGGTTTTCCGACAATTAATTATGACTTGACTAAATCAGATGATGACTACGAACCAACCGGGGTATTCAACAGCACCATAGAACCTGCTCATGTAGTTAGGGACTTAGACGACATGGATACTCTCAAAGGCTTTAGCGGCGATTGGGTTGTCCAGAAGAAACCGAAGGGAGATCATGTCCTAGTGAAGAAGGTCGGCAAGAGCGTCGAACCCATGAGTCTGCCTAGCAAAGTGAAGAAATCCCTCAAAGACACCATCGAAGGGGATGTTGTCCTCGACGGCTTCGTGAAGGGCGACCTTCTGACTGTTGTTGATTTGCTCCTCCACAAGGGTGATGACTTGCACATGGAACCACTTGAGGATAGGATAAACATCCTGAAGACGCTATACACTACGACTGAGAACGTCCACTATCCATCTCCCAATTCATGCGTGAATACTGATGAAGAGGGACTCACGAAGGCGATAGCCAATCTCGACAGGGAGGATTTACTCATCAGGGATGCGACATCCACCTTCATCAAGGGTCGAGATGTCCATCCGAAGTGGGTTCTCTATGCTCAGACGGACATCAGCAAAGCAGCAATCCTCCCGCCATTGCCTGAGATTAGCGTGAAAGGAACAGAAATCATACTGGAATACCCTTCGATCCACAGACCCATAATAGTGAAGACAGAGGTTGATGATGGTGGGCGATACGTCGATTCATACGATGGGCCGAATTATCTAGTCAAGAATGCACAGATGCAATTCGACCTATGGAGTCCCGTAGCGGCATTCCACATTGACCCGGATGATGAGACTCTCCGACACATCCCCTCATTCAGCGTTAAACCATTTTTCCGCAAGTCGATAGACAAGGCCCCGGAAGTCATCACCGAATCAGAGTTCGATGATGAGAAAAGCGTATCTGACATCATGCGTCATGCGCGTAAGGCGATAACTAGCGATGACAAGGCATTATCCACCAAGGAGATACTAGCCCATGTGGATGGTCTGACTGAGAAACTCCTTGAGAATTATGCCGGAGAGTATGGCTTGGAACGCACCGAGGACAATAGATGGACTGTCAATGAGGCAATTGACGATGACATAGCCGAGAAATTCGCATTCCCCCGTATGAACAGAGCATCATCAGATGGTGGCGCGTGGTCTGGTATGCAAGCAGACATCACCGCACCCACAGGCCCGACTGAGATTACCGATGAGGAGAACACCACATTTGGCGATCCGAAGCAGGATCAGATGGAGGTCGATCCCTCCACTATCTTCAGACCCATACACATGGTCGTCACTACCGAGGACGGTGAGGCGGTTTTAGATGTTCAAGAGGACAAGGCAGTAGTTCGTTTCCCACTCAAAGAAAAAAATCACGAAGAGAAAGAAAACGACGTACTGCCAGCCAGCCGTTCTGATAAGGCCGTGTGAGTCTTGACAGCCCTGTCATACTGTCTTTCATATACGATTGTCCGAGATTGGTCGAATTAATGGCAACCGCAGAGATGCACGAACCCTCAGTAGGATGGTCTGCTTTCGGAGCAGACTTCATTCTCAAGCAGGACATCGGCAACGATCTGTTTGTTGCCGGATATGCAAGCGTGGACATGGTTGACAAGCAGGGAGACAGAATCCCTGCCGAGGCCCTCAAGAAGGCTTTCGGCAGTTTCATGGAGAACGAAGCCTTCAGGAACGTCCAGTTGGCACATAGCGGGATTCAAGTCGGAGAAGTAGTCCCATCCTTTACAGATTCACAAGGGCGCGTATGGAAGTCAGAGGTTGACGACCACGGCCTATTCGTCGTTTGCAGGATACGCAACGACATTCAGAAGGCACGAGAAGTGCAGAAGCAGGTGCGAGATGGAGATCTTCGCGCCTTTTCAATAGGTGGACAGGCTTTGTTCCGAGTGAGCAAGCACACCCCAGAGCATGGGAACCACCGCGAGATTACTGACCTTGAGTTGCATGAGATAACCCTTTGTAAGAAGGGCATCAACCCAGAGGCCAGATATACAATCCTCAAAATGGATAATGAAAAGGAAGTGAATAAAATGACTGATAGTGAAGCATTAGGAGAAATACGAGATAGCCTGAGTGGAATACTCAGCAAACTCGACAAGAACGAAGAGAAGTCCGAGGAGAAGTCGGAAGAAAAAGAAGAGGTAATGGAGAAATCCACACAAGATGCCCTTCAATACATCGACACTCTTGAGAAGTTCGCGCATGAGAAAGGCGTGAACCTAGACGGACTCAGAGAACACTTTGGCCTAGAGAAGGCTTACATGGTCGGCGTTGACGGCTCTGGCGGCTACTCTCACAGGGGCATGGGTGACGAGATTGGTGCAGGAGAGGACGCTACTGAAGTGACCTACCCTTCGCTATCTGCTCCCGGTGGCAACAAGTACGTCATCAAGCAGCCCGGTGTGAAGAACATGGCCTACAACGCTCCTTCCGGTGGCAAGAACGTCATCAAGGCAAGCGACATTACTGCCAATGACCTTGAGAGAGGATACTCGGCATACGCATCCCTACGCGACGAAGAGGCACTCAAGGGCATAGTCAAGCAGGATTGGGAGACTCGCTACAACGCTGAGACAGCCCGCGCACTTGAGGTTCAGAAGGCTAACGACTTCGGAGGACAGATCTCGACCCTCAAGGCAGAGATTCAGAACCTGAAGGCTTCTGGCGCAGAGGAAATCAAGAAGTCCGCAGTAGCAATGACTGACATTCGCATCCCCACCCACGAGGAGTTTGCCACTATGGGCAGCGACCTAGATGGATGGAAGGCCACCGAGGATCTAGCACGGAGGGCATTGCGAGGCGAGTGAATCGTTTCTGGGATGACACGGAGAAAATAGGAAGTGAAAAATATGAGTGGATCAAGAGGATACATACGAACGATTGAAGACATGGAGAGGCTATACTATGGTGCGGGTGCAGGAGCAAACGCATGGGCCTACTCTGGAACCGACTTGCTAAAGGCAGATTCGCCTTTGGTGAGCAGCACTACCGGGACATACCAAGCGATCTTTGGACGCAAGGTATGGTCACAGTTGAACCAAGAGTTCAACGCATTCAGCATCTTGCCCAAGAAGCCTTGGGAAAAGAGTGGATGGAGAGTCGTGACCGCCAAGCCTGACAACACCAAGGGCGGCGGACTACCTGAGAACGGGACTCTGCCAGAAACCACCAAGCCGACCTTCGCAGAGGTCAGCACCAAGCCCAAGACCGTG